TTGTTCAGAACTGCCGGAGCTTCGATCCCGAACGCGTCCATCACTTGGCGGCTTTCCTGGCTCATTCCCACCAGATCCGCGAGCTGCTCCAAGGAGGGAGTCGAAGAGGTTTGGGAATAATTGGGCGAGGATACCTGGTTGGGAGACCAAGTCAGCGGATCCGATTGTGGCGTAAACTGGCTGTTGGGTTGTCCGTAATTGGCCGGGGTATACGCTGTCGGTGCCTGCGACTGTTGACCCTGGAATGGGGATTGGACTGGAGCGCTCAGCAGATTCACCACCTTGTTGAACGCCGACTCCCAAGGATTCCCCGCCGAGTCCGCCACCGGTTGGGATTGGGGGGCGTACTGAGTAGGGGTTGATTGGTAGCTGGGGGCTGCCTGAGGTACCGCTTGGGGGTAACTCATACCCACTTGATAAGCCTGCGGAGCTGCCTGGTAGCTGGCCGGTGCTGCTTGTGGTGCTGCCACCACGTAGCTGCTCGGAGCGACGGCTGCTGGTGCTTGGCTCGTCTGTGGGATCGATTGGACGATAGCGTCCTGCATAACTCATCTCCTTTTGTAGAGCTTCTAAAGTGCGATACAGATATGGAGTTAAATCCAATCTCGGATCCGCAGCCATCGGTAAATCCGGTGATTGCGGGTGAGGGGTCTGCATCATGCCCCCCACTAGGCGAGCAAACTGAGAATAAGCACTCTGCAGTTCGCCTACCATCCTGAATGGGAAGCCAGATAGCATCCCTGCCCTTTCTTCATCCGTCTTAGACGGGAAGAGGTATTTCAGTGCTTCAATGCTATCAACACCTAATTCTTGCAGATTTCGCACCACAATGGAGTTGTTCAGTGTATCTTGCGTTGAATCTTCGTAGACAGGACCAAGCCAACGCCACTGCATTGTCACGTCACCATCAGGGATTAAGCCAAGAACACCCGGTGGAATCTGTTGTGTTTTGAGACAAGCCATCATTAACTGTTTGACTTGATCCTCAAACCTGCTCATAGCATCTTCATAGGCCGCGATGTCTTCCTGTGAAGCATTCTCTGGTAATTCCAGGGGACGCTCAAGGCCTGCTGCAGCTGCAAGCGTCTCACGAAACATGCGTTCTTCTTGGAAAATAATCAGCTCTAAACAACGGCAAACACCATAGGTGTAAATAGAATTTGCTTTTTTCTTGGATGTAGCTGAAACACGACCAAACAAGGATTTGTACTCAGTTGCAGTTACGCCTGCAGAAATTGACAACTCGTCAACACCGCCAAGGGCTGTACGAATTTCTTCCCTATATTGACGCGCAAAAGAATTTTGGTCACCTGAGATAGCATCCGGAACAATGTAACCAACTCGGTCGTTGGGTTCCAGGTTTGCGATCACCCTTGGAACTCGGATCTGTCCGTCAACACCACGAGAGATAGGATCTGCTTTAAACCGTGACTGGCTTAATGCACCGCCCCCAGTAAAACCTGAGTTGGCCGCAATAGACGGACGTTGCACCACAGCATCCCCACCAGACTCCATCAGGTCTGTCTTGGGACGAGAAGACAAGAGTGTTGGATTACCAAAGAACTGAACATTCTTACGCATGTTACGAACCATGTCGTCATGCGTGCAAATATGGTTCGCTAGTGCGTCAAATTCACCAACACCTTCCGTAGAGAATCCTTTGGGATTGTTAAAAATTTCAACACAAGGAATAAAGCCAAGTGTATTTTTAAACGTTTTAGTTTTACCAGTCATTACCTGGTAATTTGTATCAAATGAAAGCTCACCCTCGGAGTGAGTTTCTTCAATTGTTTTACGTTTAATAGAAAGACGTATATAGCGTTTAGCACCGCCGCGTCCCATGGATGCTTGGCCGCCTAAGTTGGTGGTCTCGATGTCTTGCTGATAGCCAAAGCCCTGACGGACTTTGTAGCTATAGATAATTACAACTTCGTCTAGCTCGCCGTCAACATTGTAAAAACTGCGATACTCGTGCTTACGGAAGTAGTAAAGACGATAGTTGTTTTCAGTTGGACGGATATAAAAAAGACCCTGGCCGTCACAAAGGAAATAATCCCAGAGTGAATCTAAGCGTGTATCAATTTGGTTGTATTTGATTACACGTTCAATAAAATCTTTACGTTGATTACCAAAATTATCTTGGGCAGGAAAAAATTCAACACCCTGACGGATGCCAAACAATTTCATCTGTGCCAGGTGTGACGCAACAATGCCCGTATCAATTGCTGCCCCACCATCCTTTTCCAGATAGGAGTCAACAATTTCTTTAAGTCTGGCTTTTGCGTCTACAGCCATTAACTATTTGCCTATTTAGCTTCCTTGATCTTAGCAGTCTTGGACTTTTTATGGAGACAAAGCCAGGTTTTAAAATAAACAATTTCAGCCTGACTGTAAAGCTCAGGCTTCTTCAATGCTTTTTTAACCAGCTTTTTTGTTTTCATCAGTAAACAGTTTTAGATTGAAAGCCTGCAGGAGCCTGACCCATTTGTGGCCCACCATAGAAACCAGCATTATTACCAGGAGCACCTGGAAGCAGGTTTGCAATGGCACCAGAAAGATTGCTAGTTCCAGCTAAAGGCAGCTTGGGGCCACCACCAGGCGTAATACCCCGGCGTTCAAACTCTTCAAGAAGTTGTTGATTCTCGGGAAGGTTCTGTTGCAAGCGACGAATCTGTTCCTCAGAGCGCCCACCCAACGCGCCAGGTCCTTGTTGAATTACGTGGTTGAAACCACCCGCAAAAAGATTACCGGGTGCTCCTGGTACGTTAGTCGTTCCTGAGTAATACATGTCTACGCTTCCTGTATTTGTGTATTCTACTCTTCTATGATTTCAAACCCAGCAGGATCGTTAACTTTGGTGAGAATAATCCCATTTCCCTTGACGTCCCAGTTAAGAACATCGCCTTCTTCCCACCCAAGATCTTCAAGCACTTCTTCGGGAAGTGTAATAAACGGCTCACCGTTTTCGTCTTCTTCAACCTCAAGAATGTAACTCATTTGGCCAAAAGCTTTTCCATAAGCTTATCAAGCTTATTGTTAATTTGTTGAAAATTATCGTGCATGTTTTGAATTTCTCTGAGAAAGTCAACTTTTAAAACGTATTCAAGAGGCATTCGATTTATCTGTTGTTCCAGAGAGTCCACGCGGTTTTCTTGCGAACGTAACAATGCGTTAAGAGTTTGAAGCCGCTCATGCGTTCGGCTTAGGATTTTGTTTGCTACCCAGGATCCGCCTGTGATAGCTGATACAACTGCTGTAATTGCAATTGTTAAATACTCTGGGCCCACAGGTATGAAATCTTTTTCTTTATTTTACGATCAGTAATCAAGGTGAAGCTGACCCTTTCGTGCTAAACCTGTAACTAGCCAAACCAACGCGTCGACGCAGTCATCATGACCACTTACGCCGAAATTTGTGAGTTCCTCGAAGAGATTAGTGAAGTTTCTGAAACGATTAAAAATAATCTTTCGATCTTCAAACATACCCATGATGCCCCGGAACCGTGCCAGCTTGTCTGCTCGGAACCCTTTGACTGGGTGCCAAATCAAATTGTAGAGACCTTCGTTATTAAGGCACACCCTCTTGAAATCAGCTTCTAGAGATGCTTGATACTGAACAGCTTCTGACCAAATATCACATGTTGAGTAGGTCGGGAAATAGTTATCGTTTTGATCTTTTGAAATAATTGACCAATCATTAAGCAATTCTTTCATCGCATCAAGTTTTTCAAGATTTCCCATGACTCGAATTCGGCGATAATCAATGATATGTATGCGATCTCCAATGCGTCCACCAAGGATCATGACAGTGTAGTCATTCTTTTCCTTGATGCCAGCTGATAGGTCAACCCCTACGCCTAACGTGTCAAACTCTGTTGCAATTTCAGCTTTAACAATAAGTTCTGGTGCCAGAGAAAGCTCGTTCTGTCTAACAATTTGATTCATGTACTGGAACGAAAAAGCAATAGGTGCCTGTCGTTTCTTTTCTTTTAGATAGTCCAATGACCACATATCAGGCCAATATGATTCTTCTTCGCCTGTTTTAGGATCGTTGATGATTGCAGAAAGAACAATCTGCATCCAATTGTTTTGTTCGTTGAATGTAGTGGCGTGAATATCGTCATGCCTAAAACGCGTTCCAAGGCAGATTGCTCGGGCGCCTTCAAACATCGTTGGTGAAATCACCGCATTCCAGTTGTCCTGCATTGTTTTACGAATGTCAGGGTTTGAAATATCTGCCGCAGATTTAATGGCGTCATCAATCATTACCAGGTGCGAACGCTTGGAGGTCACGGAACCTTTAAGGCCCGCAGCGCAGAGTGTGAATTGTTCGTCACCAGTTACTTCAATGCCTGCAAATTTATGATCAATAGACCAGTACTCGTTGCTGGTTACATTTTTAAGAAGTCGTACGGTAGGAAAAACTTCTTGGTACCGTTTGCTTTCAATGATGCGTTTGATAGTTGCTGATTTAGAACGTGCAATATCAACCGTGTAAGACAAGTAAAGAATCTGAAGAGGAAGTTTGGCTTGTGTATGGATTCCAATTGCCCAAGCAGTAAGCAAACCTAAGACTGTTGATTTTGCAGAGCCACGGGGAGCAAGAAGGTCAATGTTGGGTCCAGCAATACGCAACAGGCAACTACTGTTTTCATTGGTAACAAAATGGCGATTCCAATCCTGGTGATGTTGAGCAGGAGGTTTATCAGCTACATAGTCACAGAAAAATCCAAAATCTTCCCTTGCACGTTGAAGAAGATCTAAGTTTTTGGGTACTCTGATTTGTTGGTTGCGTGCAGCAGCCTTTGCGTTACGTCGATATGCAAGGTGCTGGTAAGAAGGCACAACAGTTATTCAGATACTACTGAATACTATCCTATTTACTTTTTTTTTGTTTTTTCTGGTCTTTGTACTTACGAACTTTATCGAGAGCTGCTTTACGCTTTTCTTTATCCGACATCTCAGTGCCGTCTTCTTTTTTAGCTTCTTTCTTCTTGAGATACTCGAGAAGCTGAGGGGGCATCTTACCTTTAGCCATTAGCGGTTACCACGTCCACGAAGACCACGCATGCGAGCGGCAAGTTGTTCGTATTCAGGGCTGCCTTGATCTGGCATACGATTTGCACGACCAGGTCCAAATGTAATACCTGGTGCAAACTGTGGGGCTTGGCGCTCCAGGGTGGTGGTTTGATCCATGCCTGCTGCACTGCGCTCTTGCATCTGCAAACGAGTCGGGTCCATACCCATACCAGGGAAGCCAGGCGCCTGCTCTTCTGCACTGCCACCTGCTTGTGGAGCCTGATCCCGCATGCTATTGCGGCGCATCTCCATGCCTTCACGCGCTAATTGGCGTTGGCGAGGATCTAGGCTACCGCCTTGTTGAGCACCCATGAATATAAGTGTTTTGCTTAAATGTATTCTAAGGGTATTTATTCTTCAAGTTGCATGCGGGCCCACACACTCATCGCCGCTTCTTCTAAGGGACTCTCGATGGGATCATCTTTAAAAATAAACATTAGCTCACGAATAGCGCGGTCAGCGCCGGCCATTAACAAACCTTTGCGGTCTTTGTTGCCCGTGAATTGTTC